CAGATCGATCTGGACACAGCTACTCACTCGGCTTTAATGTCTCTTTTATCCGATCAGCAGATAGAAGCTGCCTACCGTGCCGGTATCCAGGATTATAATCTAGATAACCAGATTAAACCTCAGTACACACAGGGACAGCCCAAAGAGGGCGGTTTAGGCACTGTATCTGACTACGCAACACAGGATCAGCGCAATGTAGCAGAGCATATAGGAAAGAAAACAGGCATTAAGATTAACCTGGTAGACAACCTTTCCCAGGAGAATGCAACAGCATCATATAAACCAGGAGAGATAACCATAAACATCAACTCCGAGGATTTTAACGGATCTCTTTCTCACGAATTGACACATTTTATTAAAGATACAGCCCCAGAATCTTACCGCTTGTATCAGGAGATCGTGACAGAAGCACAAATGAAGACAACCGGAAAAGCCTGGGAAGATTTAGTAGAATCATACACCAACCGCTATAAGGATGCCGGGCAAGACCTCACCCGTCAGCAGGTAATGGAAGAGATTGCCGCAGATGCGACACAGAAATTCTTGAACGATCCGGATTTTATCGACCAGGTAGTAAAAAAAGATCGCAACTTAGCCCAGAAGATCATTGATTTCCTGTCAGATGTGATCGATTCGATCAAGAACCTGATCAAAACCGGTAGCACCCGCGCAGCAGCAAAGAATCTGGAACAGGATGTACAGATGTATGAAGATGCCCGCTATGCTTGGCTGCTTGGTCTGGAGCAAGGCAGCAAGGATTATAAAGCAGGTAAAGAAAGAGCGGATAACATCATGCAAAGCAGCAAGTATGAATTAAATCAGTTTGGATTTGAGGAATACGGAGAGAAAGAAAAAGGCTGGTGGAAAAGTAACGACAGTATCATAATATGCAACACAAAACAAGATATTGCAGATTTTTACCGCGATCATGTCCACAAAAAACCATATGCGAGATTATATATTGGAAAAATAGGTCCAGAGCTCGCGCAACGGATTTACAAAGACACAGGAGTTAATACAGAAAATTTAAATGTTGCCATTACAAGCGAGTTTGAAGACAGCCATAGCAATCCAGAAAAAGAAAGATCGAGAGGACAGACCCCGGTAACGCCGGAGATACTATCAAGACTTCCGGAAATTATATCAAGCTACGATAAGGTAGAAAATACAACCAGTTCCAAAGATAGAAAACCAGTTCTGAAATTCGAGAAGGATATTAATGGAAAAAATGTTGCCGTAGAATACGTTAGAAGCAAGAAAGGAATGCTTGAGCTGCACACAATGTATGCGTGGGAAAATAAAAATAGCAGGAGTGTATCCACTACGCTTACAATGCCAGAAAAAACTGACCCGTACAGAACGTCCGAAACGTATAGCGTCATTACTCCTGCTACTAAGGACAATATACAACCAGGTACAGAAAAAAGCAAGACTCGTTTCCAGCTGAAAGAACCAAGTGAAGATAGTGAAGGAAACGACCTTACAGATCAGCAGAAGGAATTTTTTAAAGATTCAAAGATTGTTACAGAAGATGGGAATCTGAAAGTAATGTATCATGGATCACCAAATGAGTTTACGGTATTTGATAGAAAGAAAGCCAGATCATCAGCGTATTTTGGCAAGGGATTTTATTTTAGCGATAGTAGTAATCAGGCGGGGGTATATGGGAACAACTATAAAGTATACCTGAATATCAAAAATCCCATTCATGCAGGCACAAATGATATTACAAAATCCCAGCTTAGAAAATTTGTTCAGGCAGTTGCTAAAAATGAAGACTACGGAATTGATAATTATGGGTATGATGCTACAGTAACAAGTGTAACAAATGATATCTATGGAAAAGATGACTTTGAAATGCTTCAGGATATTAACGCAACATGTATTGGTGATTTTGCGGAGGCAGTAAAGCTTTTTAACAAAGTAAATAAGACGGATTATGATGGAATTGTGGTGCCGACAGAAACAGTTGCTTTTGAGCCTAATCAGATAAAGAATGTAACAAATGAAGAACCTACGAATGATCCGGACATTAGATATCAGCTGGATGATGTAGACGATACTATGACTGAGCGTAGAATTCAGGCATTGCAAGACCAAAATGAGGCTTTAAAGCAGGCGAATGATCTTTTGGAACAGCAGTTTAAGTTGACAGACAAGGATGCAGTGCGGACTGAGGATATCAAAAAAGTTGCAAGGAATATTTTGAAAGAGTATGGTAGCAAATATCCGAGTGAAACATTGGAAAGAAACCTGTCTAAGCTTTATCAGTATATCCGTGGTGCTGATCAGGTGGATGGACAAGCCATTACAGAAGCAGCTACCAGTATGGGTAAAAGCATCTTGAAAAAGTCACAATCGTTGGAAACAGAACAGACTGAAAGATATAAAGATGTGCGAGACTTGATAAAGAATACAAAAATCTCAATTTCGGATCAAGATAAAACTGATCTTGCATCTGAAGGGGGATATAATGATTTCAGAAGACATAATTTTGGAAGGATGAAATTGGGAGCTGATGGAGTATCAATAGATTCATTTTATACAGATACATTAAACCCGGCAGATCCTGAAAAATTCCCTTTGAGCATAACACATCCAGCTGACCGACTGAAACAAGTAGCAGCATTTTTAGATGAAACAGCTCCGCAAGTTATAAATCCGTATGCTGCTGATATGGAAGAAATGTCATACATGATCGGTCAAGAAATTTTAGATTCGTATTTTGATGTGAGAAAACCAAGTGCGACGTTTGCTGATAAAAAAGAGGCTCAGATGCAAAAATTGCGCTGGCAGTATCAGCAGAAGATAAGAGACTATAAAAATGATTTGAAATCAAAGTATGATGAAAGCCTTAAACAGATTAAAAAGCAGAACCTTGAAGAAAGCGCACGCCTGGCAGAACAGTATAAAAACCTCACAGAAGCAGAGCGAAAAGAGCAGAGGGAGTATTATAAAAAAAGGATGGATGATCTGCGAAACAGCAAGAACCAGGAATTGGCAGCCATGCAGCAGAGGAGTAAAGAGCGGATCAAGTCATTGAGGGAGAATCAGCAGAAAAGGGAAGATAAGAGACAGATCATCAAAGAAAGAAAAAAATTACAGAATTGGTTGCTGAAACCGACTGATTCAAAGCATATTCCAGAGGGACTGAGACAATCTGTAGCGGCTTTCCTGAACAACATTGATTTTTCTCCAAATGATGAGGATAGTGAGATCAAAACCCAGCGAAAAGAAGACTGGAAAGCAGCCCAGGATGCATTTAAGGAGATTCTGGATAATGGCGGTGTTTATGTGGACCAGAAGACTGGTGATACCATGACCATGGATATTGACCCAGATATTGCACAGCGCATTCAGGAACTAATTGAAAAAACAAAGGGAATTGATAAATTGGATAACTTGGATGCATATAGCATGGGTGAGCTTAAAAAGACAGTTATGGCTATGAAAAAGGCTATAACAGAAGTAAATGATCTTAAGAGCAACAAAAAATCTGGAGAACTGAGTATTCTGGCAGATGGAGTGTTTAGGGATCTGGAGCAGAGGCGGAATAAGGTGGAGTATGTAGGACCTGCGGGAATGGGAGATAAACTGTTGAATTATGACATGCTGGATCCGCAGACCATGTTTGGAAAAATGGGAGACAACATGAAGTCCACCTATGATGCATTGCGTAACGGACTGGATAAAAAGACAGAAAAATTGAGATCTGCTCAGGAATATGTGGATGATATTGTGGACAAGTATGGAATCAAGCCTAAAGAATTGCGTGAATGGACGGGATCAAATGCCAAGACTCAGCATTTTAAGACATCGAGAGGTGAGATTGATCTTACAGTAGCCCAGGTGATGTCGCTGTATGAGTTAAACAAAAGAAGCCAGGCCAGAGGCCATATGTATGATCGAAACGGCGGTATTAAGCAGGCGCCGGTAGTTGGAAAAGCCAAATTGGAAGGAACGACTTATACACCGGCACAGATCAAGAAGAATTATCGCCCTGTAAAGGTTACGGCCTCAGATGTAGAAACAATCACAAAGACTTTAACACCGGCGCAGCGTGCTCTTGCGGATGGATTGCAGCAGTTTATGGGAGATCAGTGTGCAGCCTGGGGAAATGAAGTAACCATGGACATGTATGGTTATGAGAAATTCACAGCAAAGAATTATTTCCCAATTAGCACAGATAAAAACTATGTGGCAACCAGGCAGGGAGATGCGGGAAATAAAGTGTCAACCATTAAGAACATGGGAATCACCAAGAGCACAACCCCATATGCGAATAATCCATTGATTATTGAGGACATCTTTGATGTGTTTAGCCGCCAGGTTGATAACATGAGTACATATAATGCCTATGTAATCCCACTGTCAGATCTTAATAAGGTGTACAATTATAAGGACACCAGAGGAATGACTGAGTTTGGATCATCTATTAAAGAAGAGATAGAAAGGACCTTTGGAAAGCAGGGAAATGATTATATCGTCAAGCTGGTTTCAGATATCAACGGGACAGTAAATAAAGATAAAAGCATAGCCAGCCAACTGGTCTCAAACATGAAAGCGGCTTCTGTAGCTGGAAATCTGCGTGTAGCTGCTCAGCAGCCAACAGCTTACATAAGAGCTAGTATGGAGATCAATCCTAAATATCTTGCCAGAGGCGCGACGACCATCACCAGAAAAGACCAGTGGGACCTTATATGTAAATACGCCCCTATTGCGCAATGGAAAGATTGGGGATTTTACCGCATGGATACCAGCCGACAAATGAAAGATATCATGTTTAACACCGACAGTACAAAGCAGCGGTTTGTTAATGCAACTATGATCTTGGCAGAAAAAGGCGATCAACTGGCCTGGAATCGCCTATGGAGAGCTTGCGAATACGAGTGTATGGATCAGCATCCGGATCTGAAAGAAGGCACGGAAGAATTTTACGAGCGGGTAGGCAAGAGATTTAGCGAAGTTGTAGACAAGACACAGGTAGTTGATTCAATCTTACATCGTACTCAGATTATGAGAAGCCAGAGCGAAATCAATCAGCTGGCTACCAGCTTCATGGCTGAACCGCTAAAAACTTATGATATGCTCTACCGCGCTGCAACAGATGTAAAAACGAAGAAAGAAGGCTCGAAGAGCAGAGCAGTACGCGCCGCAACTGTATTTGTCCTTACCGGTGTAGCCACGTCAATAGCTGCATCAGCGGTTGATATGCTCAGAGATGATGACCGAGATAAGAACAGCAAGGAAAAGTACATAGACAGCCTTAAATCAAACATTTTCGATAACCTGAACCTTTTGAATAACATCCCATGGGTGAAAGAAATTCCCTCCATTATTGCCGGATACACGCCAACCAGAGCGGATCTGTCTGGCTTTGAGGATATGATATACGCTTGGAATCAGATTAAGAAGTTAAAAGACGGCACAAGTAAGTATACACCACAGTACGTAGCTGTATACACGGCTCAGATGGCGAGCAAGCTCACCGGAATCCCGATTAAGAGTCTTACAAGAGACATGGGAGCTGTCATTGATTCTATTTTTGATTCAGCAGGAGGCAAAGCGGATTATACATGGCTGAAACAAAAGTACGACATGGGAAGCAAAGAAAATCTTGAGATGTATACAAAAATGATGATCCAGGCTCACAGAAACGGAGATCAGGATTTCCAGAAGAAAATCAAGGATGATCTTAACAAAGCGGGAATTGATAACGATACGATAACAAACAAGATTAAAACGGTGATCAAATCAGAGTTAATCGGCAAAGATTCTGTAAATCCGCTGGTAGAGGCGGCGGCCCAGGCAAAGCAATCATATGACTTGGAAGCTTACGAGGATGCGGTAAGTCAGCTCACATCCCAGGGATATGCCACAAAGATCGTAAAATCCGCCATTGATGCCAGGATCAAACAGTTAGAAGGAAAAGAAGAGATTGACTGGGAGGCAGAGGTACAGACAGAACCAGATAGCCTGTATGGAGATATCCTGATGGAGCAGGACGCAGCAGAGGATAGCAGCAGTGTAACACTCTATAACAATTCGGATCTTCTGGCAGCAATAGGCCAGTATGATAATAAAAATGCTAAATCTCTGGATCCTTTTAAAAAGATGGCAGATGCCATTGTAAAAAGTAAAGTGGATGAAGGAAAGACACAGAAAGAGGCTGCAGGTTCGATTAAAACATCCATTACAAGTCATTATAAGCCTTTATGGATTGCAGCCGACAGAAAAGGCAGAGAAGAGATCCAGAATGTCCTTAAACAGCTTAAGGTAAATGGAAAGGCATTGTATACCGGAGAAGACTGGACGAATTGGAATAAGGCAGCAAAAAAGAAGCAAAAGAAGCAGTAGGAATAGGGAGAACCAGGTATCATAAAAAGTACCTGGTTTTTTCTATGCAATAGTAATATTGACAATAAACAAGACGTAATGGAACAGCCACTATATCTCAAAAATAAAGAGATTAGTGATTGGAACGATGTAATACTAGCTGGATGGTATTCTGGCAATAATGCGGCAAATGCTCCTACAACAGGCTGGGTTAGTGCTATTAATATTCCATACAATGGGAACGGGGCTTTTTCATGTCTAATTGCAACAAGTGGTGAACGTCTATTCATTAGAGGTAAAAACCAAAGTGCATGGGGTGACTGGAAAGAGGTTGGTATTAAATGATCATTATACAGTTATAATAATGGCGTTAATAAATAGTCCGCCAAATGTAAAATGAACAATGTTATTACTAATTGTTGCGTCACAAGATATACCGGATATATCTGTCAATTTCGTTATAACAACTTTATTTCCGTCATAATTGCATCGGAAGGAAAGTATATCAGAATTTCCGTTTGATCCATCATCCCCTAAATTGTAAAAAAAGCACCATCCATTTGACTTTTTTATGCTGAAAGTGTTACCGCTACCCGTTTCTTTGAAGTAAATTCGATCATTAAAATTGCCAATATTACTATTGAAAAGGGTAGTTGAAGAAGATTTTGCAAGCATTACTTCCAGGAATTATTAAAGGCAGCCTTTTCAGACTGCCTTATAGAAGTATCATGAGTTTTTACAGTATGGTGGGCTGTATTGCAAAACCTCATAATGTGTAGTAGAAGAAGGTAAAAGTACCGGTTTTACGGTCAAAAACGATCTTTTTTATAATGCGGCGCAGTGCATTATTCTTTTCAACGTAGTTCACATTCGGATCTGTGATGAAGTCATAAACAGTAGAAATCTGTTCCAGAAGCTTTTCTTTGCACTGCTGGGGATCCGGAGCAGAGGGGCTGTCTTGCCGTAGCCTCTCCAGCTGGGAAAGCAGATCCTCACGTTCTAATTTTAGTCTCAATTTATTGTTCTTATATTCCTCCAGTGTATCGATCTCGTTTTCATATGCTTCTTTGACGCGTCTTTCCTTTACATCCAGGCGGGCCAATGCTTCTGTTAACAGCGCTTCTTCAGTCAACGTAACGGAGTTTTTCGGCGGAATGTACTCATAGTTTACATCATGGCTTTCCAGAGCAGATCGCAGGGAGTTTAAAACGGCCCGTTCTGCAATACTGGCGGAAACACTGCAAGATCCTTGATGAAGGCCTTTAGCATATTTCCAGCACTGGAAGAAAGCGGGATGCTTTTTGCTGTCCTTTGTACAAGTATAACCGAGGCTTGCTCCACAGGTACTGCATTTTAACAGGCCAGAAAGCCAGTGAGCAGTGGCAGAGGCTTGCTTGCGGTGGCGTGGCTGGTATTCGGCTTGAATCCGTTCTTGAACAGAGCCGAACACAGAAACTACAGCAGGAATTGTTTCATGGGTGCCATGAAACGTGATCCCGTTCCAGGTAACATCACCTATATAGAACCGGTTCACCAGAATCCTGTGAACCCCGCGCAGCTCAAAGGAGCCCCCACGGTTGGTTTTGTATCCTTGCAAATTCAGATCCCTGGCGATAGATAGCATATCTTTTCCTTGACTGTATGCCTGAAAAATGTACTCAACAATAGGTACAGCATCTGGATCCAACACAAAGGGCCTGCCGCCGCCTACAGCTTTATATCCCAGACATGGCACTGTCTGATAGCCGGATCGGAGCGCCTTTTCAGTCATACCTCGCAGGACTTCACCGGAAAGGTTGTAAGAATAATATTCATCGAACCATTCAATAATAGTCTCAATAAGCCGCCCAAACATACCGTCAGTAATGGGCTCTGATACGCTTTTGATCTCTACACCGCATTTCTTACGTAAGATCCCCTTGTAAAATGTGCTTTCTTCCTGATTCCTGGCAAAACGGGAAAACTTCCACAGATACAGCCTCTTAAAGGGGGCAGGCTTCTGGGATTTAGCAACAGCGATCATTCGTTGAAACGCTGGTCGGTTATCGGCCTTTCTTCCGGAGATTCCTTTCTTTTCCTCAAAGATAAATTCCTTTGGGATAATATAGCCATCTTTTTTAGCTTCTTCTTGGATCACACGCAACTGTGCATCAGGTGACAGCTCTGTCTGATCATCTGTACTTACACGGATGTAAGCTGCTCCGATTTCTAAGAAAGATTCAGTGTTTTTGGTAGTCATAATATTGCCTCCTGCTTAAAATGTATTAAAAATGGGTACAAAAAATACACCTCTTGTGCAGGTGCTACGGAAATGGTATAATTTGGAGTGGTAGTGGATTATATCTTTCAGTATACCTGATAAGAGTGATCTATGTTAAAGCGGTTCCTGTTGGCGCAGGGATCGCTTTTATTTTTAAAATTCGTCTGCGGAAATCTTTTCCATATGCATGTTACCACCTGGGACGGTATAAAGAGTAAAGTCTTGTCCATGGGCAATATCACCATCGTGATAAAATTCAAAAATGTCGGGGCATTTATAATACTGCGTATCATCTCCAAAAAGAAGATTTTCGCCATACCAGTCAGATCCACATGCATAGGACATTTCATAATCATCACATAAAAGATTGACTTCTATATCTTTTCCACCACTTTGAACACATATCATATAGACAAGATCTGCATCATATAATGATTGCAGTTTTACTACAAAATTATCACCAGAAAATGTAGGGGGATGTATAACAAGGTGAGAATATTCTAACCCGTCTTCATCTATGTACTCATCTCCATATGTTACAAAATCAGAACCTGAGAGCAAATGTCCGCTATATGGAAAATGCAAAGTCTTAGATTGAGCGGATACGTCAGGGGGCCCAATTTTATGATAGTGTTTTCCATCCGGGGTAACTGTTGGTTTGGGCTCGGCAATAGAAGTAGTTGTTTCTGCAATAGTAATAGGGGTTGGATCAGTCGAGGGTGAATGCCTATTTAAAATTCCAAGGATTGCAGTAACAATGACAATTAAGGCCAGTGCCAGGACAAAACATTTATCAGAAAAAGTGCTGAAAAATGTTTTGGTATTAGGATGAACGGTATGATTCTGTTGCTGGGGTTGCGGTGGTGGAGCAGTTGATCCGTGTAATTGCTGATCATAGAGCTTACGCTTATTCGTATCAGATAAGATGGTGTAAGCTTGGTTCAGTTGCATAGTGATTTTTGTAGCCTCTTCTTTGAAAGCAGGGTTGCTATCAGGGTGATACTTTTTGATTAAGGATAGATAAGCTGCTTTTATAACTTCTGGAGAGGCATTTTCTGAAATTTCTAATATATCATATAAACTCTTTTGAGAATTCATAATATATTTCTCCTAATTTGATTAATATATCTAATGGAGGAGAAATTGTGACGGGTAAAATAATATATCATCTATATGACATCCGGACTGAGCGGAATTTATCAATAAGAGAACTTTCGGTACTGTCAGGTGTAAGTAAATCACAGATCAACAATATCGAGAATGGGAAACAAAGTCCCACTGTATATACATTATGCTGCCTGGCAGAGGCATTAAATGTATCACCGTATGATCTGTTTACTTACTGTCCATCATAGTGGACAAATCTTCCTAAATCCACACAAAGTCTATGCCGCACTGTATAATTGTATTAACAGCCAACTAACTGTAGAGAAAGGAAGGTACATATGATGAACACGAATCATGTCAAACAATTTCTTGTCCAAAACATAATGAGCATGGATCAGTCAGATACCTTATTTCTTCAACAGCTGTTTACGCTGTTGAAACGGTATCTGGAGAGAAGAGGACATTAGCCCTCTTTTTTTTGGGCTAAATCTTTCAAAATATTATCAGCAAGTTCATTAATTGCCTGCTTTGATTTAGGGCTTAGTGCTTGGTAACCCTTCATGATTTCGATAATGATATCATAAAAAGCATCTTTATTTGAATCTAACATAGAAGCAACCAGCGCAGCAGTTTCGTTTTCTTCCGGGAGTTCTAAGAACATAGATCCTTCCCCAGTTCTAAACCAAGATTCATTGACTTTAAATTCTCTACAAATTGATATAATCATCTGTTCAGTCAAATTGCGTTCGCCTTTTTCAAGACGACCAACAGCAGATCGTGTTATTCCTACTTTTTTCCCAAATTCCTCTAAGGTGATATTTAAAACGGAACGTAATTGTTTTAAGCGCTCATTCATAAGTTTTTCCCTCCTTTATATGGATAGAGTAGCATAAAAAGGGGTCAAAGTCAACAAAATAATATTGACAAACGGGACTAAGACCCGTATAATGTAACCATAGACAACAAGAAAGGAGAAAAAACAACCATGGAAGAAAAGAAAAACAAAATGATCGTGGAAATGGTAAAGAAACTGCGCCAGATGGATAGCAACAGCTTAGTTATCATGAAGGCATCTGTAGATATCCTGGCAGCAAAGGAGCGCCTGGACAAAGAAGAGGCAAAAACGGCATAGAGCCAAGCAACAAGTACATGCTCTAATGCATAAAGATGTTAAGAAAGGAGGCGTTGGATGAAGAAAGAGTACACAATAGTCAATCTGGTAGAGATTGACGGTAAAGTTTTAAATTTAGAAGAACTTCCACCAGAACAGCGAAAGCAGCTGGCGTTGAAGTGGCAGGATAAGATCATGCAGCCTGCGGGATACATAAGAAAGACCGCCTAAGAGCGGCCTGATGGACAAGCGGAGGAAAGGAAGGAATGTAAAGATGGATACAGATTACTATAGAAGGCTCTTCTATGGAGCAAAGGAAGCATGTGAGGATTGGAAATATCGCTGCTGGATCATGGAGGCGATCGCGCTTTTTTCCATACTTTGTAACATTTGTCAGGCATGCAGATGAGAAAGTGGAATAAATGCCGCAAATGTGGCTGCTTTCTGGATCCGGGAGAAGGAAGTATCTGCGATGATTGCAGAAGAGCACAAGAAAAGGTAAAGATAGTACCGACCATTCAGGAGCATGGCGGACAGTACCGGTTGTTTTTGAAACCAGATAAAAAAGAATAAAGCCCTGGTATGGGATTGGAGAACCGGGGCTTTACTCAATATCAAAAATCATGCAAGGAGATTATACCATCCAAAGAGCTGGATGCGCAAGTGAAATATGAAAAAAGGAATAATTACTGAATATAACGAATATTACCTGTTTTGCGGCAGGCCAGTTGAAGCAAAGCATCACCTGATCGGAGGACCGAACAGGAAAAAGGCAGAGGAAGATGGACTGAAAATCCCGTGCTGCAATAACTGCCATAACATAGGAGATGTGCTTACGCGGATCCATGGAAATCCAATGGCAGAGATGATGTCCAAGATGATGGGACAACTTGCCTGGGAGAAACGTGCGGTTGCAGGCGGAAAAACAGAAAAAGAAGCCAGGGAAGCGTTCCGTAGCAGATATGGGATCAGCTACCTGTAGGAGACTATATGGAAGATCATAAGGTTAGAGCAGAATATAGAGAAAAAGGCAGAAAAAGAAAAGAGGCGGAACTGATCGACATGGAAAAGAACCCATCACCGATGAGTGAAAGCTTCAGAAGACCGGCATACGCTGGAACGGCGCTGTGTCCGGATCCAACCCGTAGAGGGAAACAATTGGTATCTCGCCCTAAAAAGGGCTGATACATATAGAAACTTGTGGTCAGCAGAATATGTCACTACCCAATCTATTATACCCAGTATACTACTGACCGAAAGGGCCGGGAACCTATCAAATGTCCTCCAAATCCCGGCCCGAAAGGAGGGACCATGTACAACATGGGATATTACAACACAGGAAGGAAAACAAATGAATATAAAAAGAGATAAAACCTATCAGGCCAGGATGGACGGTCTCAAATATGCCCTGGAAATAGTAGAAAGGGGCGGGATAGAAGAATTAAAGAAGGAGATCAGGGTTAGAAATGCCCATTTCATTCCGCTGGAAGTATCAGCAAAAAAGGCGAATGAGATAAGCCAGGTCTTGGCAAACCGAATATTGGCGACATTCACCCCAACGGTGATGTTTTCGCTAAATCAGGAGTTCCACTTTGGAAAGGACAGGCTGCTGCGATGGAAGGATGCATTCATCAATCTGTGTGACATGATGGATGCAATAGATCCGTTTGGCTGCCAGTATGAAACAGCCAGGGACTATGCGGAAGTTTTAAAGCAGAAATATGGTATTGAGTTTGACTGGGACAGTATCGATGAAATTATCGGTCTGAACCAGAAAAAGCGGGGGCAGCTGTGTGATATTGATTATGTTATCAGCTTTCTGGAAGAAAAAGGCCAGAAGAAAGCAGCACAGTTGATCCGGGAATATGGAAAAAGATAAAGGAGACAAAATGTATTTGAAAAAAACAGAGCTGGAACAGGCTTTGAGAGAAAATATGCAGTCAACGCTTGAGAACTATGGCGGAGACAGCATAGCAGAGGATGCCATTTGCTTTTGCTATGATTCAATGCTGGCAGTAATTAAACAGCTGGCAAAAGACAAGAGAGAGATAATGTCAGAGGAAGAATTGGTGCTGTTACTCTGCATTGTGCAGGATGATACGCGCCATCAACATCAAGATCTTGAAATGTGTAAGCTGCATGGTCTTGATGCAGCAGAAACAGTGAAAAGCCGTATTGCTAAAAATGAGGCGCTTGAAAAGAAACTTAAACAAATGATCGCGGAGGAGACCCGATGAATGACCCAAAGAAAACATCCGTCCCGGTCTGCTGCATCTGCCAGAAGGTGATCAATGGGGATGCAGAGTGGAGCAGGACAAAGAGAGGGACGGTATTGTACATGCATAGAGAGTGCGTGAGGAAGGGGAAAGAAAATGAAAAGATTAATAGAAAAGGATGATCTGGGTAACTGGTGTCTGAAGGGGGTCAGGTGGGAACAGCTTAGAGCGGGCCAAGTAATCACCAAAGAAGTAAGTAAAAGGCTGTATGTGGCGCTGTGTAAGCTTAAGGGCTATGAAGATACAGGCTGTAGCCCAGATGATGTAGAACGTCTGAATGACTTTACCCAGAATGAAGCTGTAAAACTGGTGCAAAAGCTGAATGCAGAAGAGAAGAAGCACAGCTGGATCCCGGTGGAAGAGAGACTTCCGGAAGAAGATGAATATGTCCTGATGTCATTTGAGAATTTCACGCTTCCGATAATCGGACGGTATGAAAAAGATAATGATGGTGGTGGAGCATGGTATACCGGTGATGATGATGGATGCGATACTTGCAGCAGCCAGGACTTATTTGTGAATGCCTGGCTACCACTTCCGAAGCCATACAGGGCAAAGATGGAAGAAAAGCCCGATGCAAGTGCCGACTGGAAAGGTCATTATATGGGACGGTTTGAAAAAGTTGAATAAAGATAGGAAATTATCATGAAAATGTTGTTAAGCAATAATAGCAGAAAAATGGCTGGCTTGCCGTTACATAGAAAGAAAGACAAGCGAAAACGCTCTTTTACACGTTGTGAGGCTGATGAGACGATTAAGGCGTTTTTGGATTATTGCAATTAAGAAGGTGTTTTATGAGGCTGATTGATGCAGATGAAATGATAAAAAGGCTGCAAGAATGGAATACGAAAGATGATATGGATACAGCTTTGTTTAATTTTGCATTGCATAGAATCCTAGAACAACCGACTGCCTATGATGTGGATGAGGTTGTGAAACAGTTAAATGAGAAAAAAGAAAACCTTGGTTTTATAAAAGCTATAACCGATACAAGTGCTTACATCAAGGGAATAAATGATGCAATTGAGATTGGGAGAGCGAAGATGAATACAGTACAAGTAACATTAAGTTTGTATTACGAGATCGTAGGGGCTGACTTATACGGTGGACCGAAAAGCACAGGTTATGCGATGGTGGCGTTTGATTTTGACACAGAAAATTTAGGAAGCGTGAATCTTCCGGTGATGGCAGAAGAGTGGAAGGCTGGATTTGCGAAAACCTGCAAGGTCCCGGTGGAAAATATAACCCTCATCTCCAGGTGCGAGTACGAAGACAATACTGCAGATCTGGAAGGCCCGGATGGAGTAACTGAGTTTTAAAATCTTAGGAGAAAGAAGAGATATGGGATATTTGAAAAAAATATATGGAATGGCACTGCTTGGTAAAACACAGGATGGAATTTGTCCGGAATGTGCAGTAAAGCATGACCCGGAGCAGCCGCACAATCGGGATAGCCTTGCATATCAGTATAAATTCTATGATCAGCACGGGCGTTGGCCTACATGGTCAGATGCTATGGCGCATTGCCCGAAGGAGATAAAAGAAACTTGGACACAGGCTTTGAAAGATCACGGTGTAAATGTGTAAATTAAGAATTTGAGGGGAGTGGTATGGGTGTATAACACAATCTGCGAAGACTGCGGAATTGTTTTTAAAGCTAAAAGTAAGAGGGCTTTTTTATGCCCTAAGTGTGTAAAAAGGCGGATTTCTGAATCTCATAAAGAGAAAAAACAAAATTAAGATTTGGAGGATGAATGAGAATAGCACTAATTGATGTTGATGGGCATAATTTTCCGAATCTTCTTCTCATGAAGCTATCAGCATGGCATAAGCGAAAAGGCGATTCAGTAGAGTGGTACGATCCGCTGACAGCATGGGCAGATCCACCGGACAGGGTCTATATGAGTAAGGTATTTACCTTCACTCCAGATTATTTACATCCTGTGAATGCTGCGGAAATCATAAAGGGCGGTACAGGATATATATATCCGTCCGGCGGCGAGCCATTGCCAGAAGAGATAGAACATATTTACCCAGATTACAGCTTGTATCCGGATTTTTGCAAGACCACAGCGTACGGCTTCCTTACGCGGGGCTGCCCGCGTGGATGCGACTTCTGCATAGTCGAAGAGAAAGAAGGACGTTGCAGCAGGAAAGTAGCTAATTTATCGGAGTTCTGGGCCGGGCAAAAGAATATAGTGCTTCTGGATCCAAACATGTTTGCCTGTAAAGACTGGAGGAATCTAAGCCAGCAGCTTATTGCCAGCGGGGCATGGGTGGACTTTTCGCAGGGATGCGACATTCGAATCATGACGAAAGAAAAGGCGCAGTATCTCAAGGAAATGAAGATCAAACAGATTCATTTCGCGTGGGATCGGTACGAGGACAAGGACAAGATTATCCCAAAATTCAAGATGTTCAAGAAAGAAACTAGATGGGATTATCGAAAAATGAGCGTGTACATACTGTGTGGATTTAATACAACTCTGGAACAGGATTTAGAACGGATTTATACCTTGCGAGATCTTGGGTATAGCCCGTATGTGATGATCTACGATAAGTACAAGCTGCGGCGTGGTGATGATCTCAAACGTTTGCAACGTTGGGTAAACTCGAGATATGCTTTTGCAGCAGTAAAACGATTTGAAGATTATAAGTAAAACTAACTGAAATAACCCCAAATTTAATAAGCATACGGAAAGGGAGGTAGTGATATGGCAAGACCGAAGAAGAAAGCAGAAGATAAAGCCGTCAGACAGAGCGTGAGCATGGATCCTGTGCAGCTCCGGCAAGTAGTGGCTTACTGCCAGAAGAATGAAAGAACCATAGCGTGGCTGATAAAAAAGGCTGTTGCAGCCTTCCTGGAGGCAGAGGATAAAGTTGCATAAAATTAATAACGTTATGCAGTAAAACTGAAATTTTAGTGGAGAGATTTTATGACATACAAAGGTTATGAAGCAAAAATCGAATATGATTCCAAAGAAATGATATACGTGGGAACTCTTTCTAACTGCTTGGATTTGGTAAGTTTTCATTCCTCCGATATACGCGATTTACGGGAAAAATTTCATTTAGCGGTGGATGATTACTTAGCATTATGCGAAAAAACTGGAAAGATACCAGGATAGGAAGAAGAAATGGATAGGAAAAAGGAAATTGTGAAAGCAATTAATGATATGTCTGGGAGCAGATCATCATATGAAGTTTTTTACGATTGGATCGCATTGATGGCATTATCAATCCAAAATAGCTGCTATCAGATCCATGATCGGACGTGGGAAAAACGGGAAGAAGAATACATGAGAATAATCACACCGTATGGAGGAAAAGGAAAGAGATTTGCTGAGTTATCTGCATTGCTTGTAGAAACAATGGATCATAGCATGTCGGATGTTTTAGGAGAAATTTTTATGGAATCCGGATTTGGGAGTAAAAGAGCGGGGCAGTTTTTCACTCCATTTAATTTATCGCTTCTGTGTGCACGAATTAACGTGAAAGCAGCAAATGAAAGGGTCACACTGAATGAGCCTTCTTGCGGATCCGGAGGGATGGTTATTGCTACGGCCAGGGCAATGCTAGAAAAGGGAATTGATTACCAAAAAAAATTGAAAGTTATTGCTCAGGATTTGGACTGGAAAGCTGTGTACATGTGCTATGTGCAACTATCCTTGTATGGAATTGATGCTGAAGTGATACAAGGAAACACCCTTACGGATCCTTATAAAACAGCATATCCATGTGAAAGAGTATTTAAAACACCTAAAAAAATGGGGATTTTATAATGAATAAAGTTAATTTATATGAATTGTACGACAGAAATACGTACTGCGGAATGTATACGAGCAAACAGTTGCGAGAGATGCTGCAAGTGAGCAGCCAAAACATCTCGGTAGCAGCTCGTTTAAATAGTCTGATAAAAAGAAGGTATAGACTGAAACACTTTGAAATTGAATGTGAAGTAGCTCTAAATAAATACAGTGCACAGCTTTGTGCAGATTGGGATGAAACAAGGACCAGGATGCTTAAAGGTGATGGCAAATGGTTTAGAGAAGAAAGGAGAAAAGCCGATGGAAACAGAACACAGTAACAAAAAAACAGGCAGATCATTAACCGCCCAAGGTACCATGATCCGCCGTTCTGCTTAAGATAAGTATATCATATATACCCTTCTTAAGCAAGGAAAAGGAGGATATCTATGACAAATGAGAATGTTAAAACACAGGTTATTAATGATGTAATCGTTGCCATGTCAGCATATATTGCTGCTGATTTAATCCAAATTCTGGAGCGTGTGATAGTTGACAAGACGATAGATGTGGTTATGGAAAGAATCAATACGCTACCGGCAGAGATTAAGGATAGTGTGGATCAACAGAATGAGTACATAATAAAACTCTTTTTATATAAGAAGAAAAAGCTTCGTGAAGGGACTAAATATGGTTATATGGCATCAATCAAACGCCTGATCACGGTGTTGGACAAGCCATTGGTGCAGATGGATGAGCATGATATATTTTACTATCTCAATTGGTATGAGAACCGGAATGTACCAGTAACCGGACGAAAAAATCAGAACTCAACTTTGAATAGCGAAAGAAGGTATTTGTCCGCTTTCTTTTCCTGGATGCGGAAAGAAAAGCTTATAACTGTAAATCCAGTTGAAGCAATCGAGCCATTAAAGGTGCAGAGAAAGCCTATAGATTTTTTTACACCGGAAGAAATGGCACGTTTAAGAGACAGTTGCCGGACCTTACGGGAACGAGCCTTAATTGAAGTACTGCGCAGTACCGGGGCACGCGTAGGAGAAATTGTTGAGATAACTGTTGACCAGATCAACTGGGAAACAGGGGATATTTTGATTCTAGGTGAAAAAAGTAACCGGTATCGGACCATATATCTGGATCCGGATGCTTTATACCATTACAAAAAATATTGGAACTCTAGGACAGACAACAATGAACATATGTTCGTATCGAAGAGCAAGCCTTATAAGCCAATAGGGACATCTTCGGTACGGACAAGCATGAAAGAAATTGCGGAACACGCAGGTGTGACAAACCGGTGTTATCCTCACAAGATGAGGAAGACACTGGGAATGGAGTTGAAAAACAGAGGCGTAGATATAGGAACGATCCAGGAAGTCCTGGGTCACGCGGATTCTAAAGTAACGAGTATGTACTATGCTCAATCAACACCGGACACGTTGAGGATGATTAGAAAAAGGGCAGTTTAATAGAAAAAGGATTGGGGCCTGTAACGGGCCCCATAAAAAAGGTCAGGGGGAAATCCTCTTTGTCGTCCTTGTAATGGGTATTAACAAACGGCAGAAATCTGTAAATATTTAGGAACTAAAGAGGAGCAGCATGAAGCACTACGATAACTACGATTATGAATCAGCATATGATAAACAGGCAGAGAAGCTGCAGGAGTGGGAGATTGAAAAGCTGATCTCTGAGCAGAGGGTGAGCTGCCTTTATAGGACAACAACGAATAGAGCTAAAAATCTGGTGAGTGGTGACGAGCTGCTAGAATCACAGGTGTATCCATCATTCCTGAAAAGGGGAGATATGCCAGTAACCCTGAAAAAGAGAGAAACCAAACCGTCACAAAAAAATCTGAATGATAAGAACTCAAGACGGTATTGCATCAGACTGGCCTGCATCAATTTTGGCAAAGGCGATATCTGGGCAACATTTGGTTGGAATGATGAGTACATGCCGGGGGATGCCAAAGCTGCTATCAAGGACATAAGAAATTTTATCACGAGGATAAACTACCGCAGAAAAAAGAATGGCCAGAAAAATATTAAATACATATACATCCTGGCATTCGATGGAAAAGTCCGTCCACATTTCCACATCCTTATGACAGGAGAGGGTGTGGATCGTGATGAGCTGGAAGATATGTGGAAAAAGTGTGACCGAAAAAATACTCGGAGAATTAAGCCAGATGAGGATTTTTTGATTACAGGATTGGCAACATACATTACGACCAATCCACGAGGTACAAAAAGATGGTGTGCCTCCAAGAACCTGAAAAAGCCACCGGAACCGACCAGAAGTTACGGAAAGTTCCGCAGAGGGAAAGTAAACCGGATGGTAAAAAATGATGATACCATGCGACAGGAAATGGAAAAAGCCTATCCAGGATATAAGTTCCTGGATGCAGAGGTTAAATATAATCAGGATCTGGCGATGTTTTACATCTATGCCCGGATGATTAAGCATGGATCCTGTGAAGATATGCAGAAAGGGGGAAAGAGAAGAAAGGGGGCGTTGCGAAGTTGAATTATAGTGTACGGGTAAGATGCCCTTACTATGAGACTATGGCAAGTGACACAAAAAAGCAGGCAACAATAACCTGCCAGAACATATGCTGCAATCTGGGGTTTGAGATCAAAAACCAGATCGTTTTTACGTGCCATGAAGAAAAAAGCAACTTTGCCGGGATATTTTGCGAAGATATGTATGAGACATGCCCTTACTTTAAGGGAATCTATAAAACACAAATGGAGGATGAGAAGAAATGAAAAAGAAAATGAGCTTAATGGAGAGAGTGAAGATTGCAGAACGGAGAGAGGCAGAGGCAAAACGCCAGGCAGAGAGGGACAGAAAAAGATTTATGGAGGCAGATCTGATTGCAAAAGGAGCCATGGTTTGGGTGTCAGCTCTGGCAAGAAGAGAAGGCCCAGTGATCCATGTGAGCGCTGAAGAGATTGAAAAAGCAAGAGCGGGAAAATATAAATGCCGTATGGTAGCAGATGGATCTGTTGATATGGTGGAAGAAGGATATTTTGAGAAATTTTATGAGTAAACACAATCGGACATGCTGATGTGCGCATACATGCGCGCGCGGTAAGTTAGTAGAGAAGCCCTGATATAGGGCTTTTTTGCGTGGGAAAAACCAGACAAAGGTGGGGTGGTAGAGAAGGGACAGGAAAAAATATAAAATTGATGCTATGAGGTGGTGATATGGCGGAAAAGAAGCGAAAAGCAGCAGGCCGCCAGAAATGGCGGGAATGGGCAGAAAGTGAAGAGCATCAGGCGGTTCTGTCAGCTTGGGCAAGAGCCGGAATGACAGATGAAGAAATAGCAAAGCAGATAGGGATAAGCAGATCCACGCTGGCGGAATGGAAAAAGAAATATGCACCAATTAATGCGGCGTTGGCAACCGGGAAAGACTTTGCGGATCGTCTGATCGAGAACAGTTTGTACAAAAAGGCCATTGGCTTTTATGCAAGGGAGCAAAAGGCTTTTAAAGTTAAGACTGTAGAATATGACGAAGCAACAGGAAGAAAGATAAAAGAGTTTGAAGAATTAAAGACGGCGGAAGAGGTCCACTATTTTGAACCGGATATAAAAGCAATCATATTCTGGCTGAAGAACCGTAAACCGGATATCTGGAAAGAAAAAGTTGCAGAGGCTATGGCAGATGATGAGGGAACTGGTGTTATTGTTTTGACGCCAACCCAGGTGGAGCAGATCAGCAAGGAAGTAAAAAAGGATGAGTAACCAAAGAATTGTATGGGCACCGCAGCCCCGGCAGGAAATAATGATGTCACGTCCAGAATTTGAGGCTTTATACGGTGGAGCTGCTGGCGGTGGAAAGAGTGATTATTTAGTGGCAGAGGCACTGAGACAAGTCCAAATCCCACAGTATCGCGCAATCATTTTCAGAAAGACTTACCCTGAGCTGGAAGACATCATAAGCCGCAGCCATGAGCTTTACGGCTCAGCTTTCCCAAGAGCTAAATACAACGAAAGTAAGCATGCCTGGAGGTTTCCATCTGGTGCAATGATCTATTTCGGGCAAATGCAGCACACGAAGGACAAGCTTAAATACCAGGGCCGACATTTTGATTTTGTGGGATTTGATGAACTGACGCATTTTGCGAAAGAAGAGTATATGTATCTCTTTTCCCGTGTCAGATCATCAGCACCTGGATTAAGAACATATATCAGGAGTACGGCGAACCCAGGCGGTCCAGGACATCCGTGGGTAAAAGCACGATTTGTGAGCATAGCGAAGCCGGAGACTAAGATTGTGCAGGAAGTGAATATCACCAAACCATCCGGTGAGGTGATAAAGCGTACCAGAGACAGGATATTTATCCCTAGCTCTGTGTTTGATAATAAGGCTTTGCTGGACAACAACCCGGAGTATATCGCATCACTGGCTATGCTGCCAGAAGCAGAAAGAAATGCGCTTTTGTATGGTGATTGGGATTCGTTCAGTGGACAGGTATTCTCAGAATGGAAAAATGACCCGTCAAATTATGAAAGCCGAGAATGGACCCATGTTATTGAGCCGTTTAAGATACCGGAAGGATGGCTGATCGGAAGAAGCTACGACTTTGGATATGCTAAACCGTTCTCAGTTGGCTGGTATGCTGTCGATTATAGCGGATGTGTGTATCGGATCCGTGAGCTGTATGGTTGCAAAGAGGGACAGGCAAATGTAGGACTGGAAGTGGATCCCGCAGAGCAGGCGCGGATGATCCGGGAAGTAGAAGAGACTGATCCAAACCTTAAGGGAAGAAAAATAGCAGGCATAGCAGATCCATCAATCTTTGATGTGAGCAGAGGCGATTCTATAGCGGACATCATGGCCCGAAATGGAGTGTACTGGAGCCCAGGCGATAATCATCGAATTGCCGGGAAAATGCAATATCATTACAGACTGGCATTTAATGCAGATGGACATCCGTTATTTTACGTTTTTAACACATGTAAGGGATTTATAAGGACGATCCCACAGCTGGTATATGATGCAAAGAACGTAGAAGATATTGACACTACACAGGAAGATCATATTTATGATGAGTGCAGATATTTCCTGATGCAGTACCAGATCGCAAAGCGTGCGAATGTAAAGAAAAAACCGCCGCTGGATGATCCTTTGGATCTGTATAAGGCAGAACGTGAAAAAGCATATAAAATCATTAGGATTTAGGAGCGAAAATGGACGAAGAACTTGTAAAAAAGAAAATTGGTAAAAAAGAAGTAGATGATGCTTATGCCAGGTTGCAGAAGTATAAAGAGGGAAAAGCAGCATTAGAAACAAGAATTGTAGGTGCAGAGGAATGGTGGAAGAATAACCACTGGCAGCGCTTTAACAGTGAATTTCGCAACGCAAATGATCCCCAGCCAGTGAGCGCATGGCTTTTTAACAGCCTGATTAATAAACATGCGGATTTTATGGACAATTATCCATGCCCGGCTATTCTTCCCAGAGAACAGTCAGATGAGGATACAGCGAAAATCCTTTCTCAGGTGGTGCCGGTTATACTGGATCAGAATAATTTTGAGCAAGTATACAATGACTGCTCTTGGGATAAGCCCAAAACTGGGACAGCCATTTACGGGGTCTTTTGGAACAAAGAAAAAGAAAACGGCTTAGGAGACGTTGACGTAAAATGCCAGGATATCATGAATATCTACTGGGAGCCTGGTATAAAGGACATACAGCGATCAAAGGATGTGTTTACAACAGAACTTATGGACCTGGATGAGCTAAAAGAAGCATATCCAGAACTCGAAGATAAAACAGTAGGCACAGGCGAACTGATAAAGTCAGAGTATATCTATGATGAGAACATCGATACAAGCAACAAGGTGCAGGTCATTGACTGGTACTACAAAAAAAGAATACTGCTTGCAACTGGCGGAGTTAAGACGGTGCTGCACTACTGCAAATTTATTCCGGGAATTGTGTTGTATGCATCTGAGGATGATGAAACATGCACTAATGGATGGTATGAGCATGGGAAATATCCGTTTGTATTTGATGTAATGTTCCCGGAAAAAGGTTCTCCAGCAGGGTTTGGATACCTGGATGTAATGGTAAATCCCCAGGAATATATAGACAAGCTGGATTCGGTGATACTCAAGTCTGCAAATTTGAGCAAACCGAGATATTTTGTATCGTCAGGATCAAATGTAAATGCAGAGGATTTTGCTGATTTAAGCAAAGATTTGGTGGAAGTATCTGGAACAATGGACGAAACCAAAATTAAGCAGATCCAGCCGCCACAGCTTCCGGAATATGTTATCAACATGAGAACGATTAAAGTGGATGAGCTGAAAGAAACAAGCGGAAACCGGGATTTTTCTCAGGGATCCACAGCATCGGGAGTAACTGCGGCTTCAGCTATCGCAGCATTGCAGGAAGCAGGAAGTAAACTGAGCCGGGATATGATCAAAACTAGCTACACCGCACATGCAGAGGTTGTGACACTGATTATTGAGCTTATCAGGCAGTTTTATGATCTGCCTCGTTGCTATCGGATCACTCAACCGAATGGTGATGCACAGTATGTGATGATGGATAAGAGCGAATTACAGGAACAGACAGCAACAATGATGGACGGGGAAATATTGACCAGAAGACCAGTGTTTGATGTCAAAATATCAGCACAGAAGGCAAGCCCGTATAGCAGGATTGCAAATAACGAACTGGCAAAAGAACTCTTTGGTATGGGACTGTTTAATCCTCAGCTTGCGGATCAGGCCCTTGCAGTAGTCTCTATGATGGATTTTGACCGCAGGGAAGAAGTAATCAAAAAGATATCAGAAAATGGCACCATGTATCAGGAAATCCAGCAGTTGCAGCAGATTTTAGCACAGCTTGCACCGATGGTTGCAGAAATGACTAACCGTCCGGATCTGGTACAGGCTATTGATGGATTGATCGGAAATAACCAGATGGCTATGACTGATGTGAATGTGAACCAAGGGAATAGCATAAAAACAAATTCTTTAGGACAGGCAGTGAATACAGATACCAGCCAGGCAGGAAAGGCCAGGGAAAAGGCAGCTACAGCAACGGAGGTAAACCAGTGACAGAAATAACATTTGAAAACGTACCAGGATACTTTCGCTTAAAGGTGGAAGGTCATGCCGGATATGGATGCGCTATGGGACTTCCGGAAGGACATGACATCGTGTGCGCTGCGGTATCTGCCATTGGACAGACGGCAGCACAGTGTATGATCGACTTGGGAGAAGAGAAAGCAGTAGTGATCCAGGACATGCAGATCAAAGCGGGATTGATAGATATTCGCGTTTTGGTCAAGAAAAAAGCGCAGAAGCGCCTGAATGCAATGGTTTACACCATAAAGAGGGGCTATGAAACATTAAGTAAATCTTACCCGGAATTCGTCCATATGAACGCAAAGTCTGGGGTGGTAGAGAAGAAAAAATGAATGTGATACCATGAAATACAGAACGCGCGGGAAAGACCGCTGAATTTTAAGACACGCAGGAAAGACTGCTGAGAAGGAGCAAAATGAAGAGAATCATCGAAATGAACTTAAGACTTTTTGAAGGTGAAGGCGGTGGAACCGGTGCGGCAGCACCAGCAGCAGATCAAACGGGAGAAAATGTCCAGAACACCACTGGAAGCACTGGGGCAGAGGAAGGCCAGGAACAGGAAGAAACACCGGAAGAGCGGCAGGCAGGTTATGAAAAATTCAAGGAAAAGTATCGTGATCTGTATGGTAAAGACGTAAAAAGCCATATTGACCGAAGATTTAAAGATGAGCAGCGGCTACATGAACAGCTGGATTCATATACGCCTTTGATGTCGTTGCTATCTGAAAGATACGGTATCGAAGACGGAAATGTAGCAAAGATCATGGAAGCCATCGACAACGATGAATCTTTCTGGGAAGAGCAGGCTCTTAAAGAAAACATGACTGTTGAACAGCTGAAAAGAATGAGAAAGACAGAGGCTCAGAATAGACAGCTGGTTGAAAGCGCCCAGAGAGCGCAGCAGATCAGGCAGAGGGATGATATCTATGCCAGATGGGACCGAGAGGCTGAGCTTTGTAAGCAGCATTTCCCAGAATTTGATATGGCAAAAGAATGTGAGAATGAGACTTTTACCAGGCTGTTGGGTGCCGGAGTGGAAGTCGAAAACGCCTATAAAGCAGTTCATTTTAACGAGATTACACAAGGGTTAATGGCCCAGACAGAGAGAGATACGAAGAAAAAAGTTGCGGATTCAATCCGATCTGGCAATGGCAGACCGTCCGAAAATGGTGTGGGTGCCGGTAGCGCAAATGGAACGAAAGTGAGTGCATGGGATTTATCACATGAAGAGTTCCGCAAAGTCATGGAGCGCGCAGCCAGAGGGGAGACCATTACGATGTAGAAAGGAAAAAGCATGAAAAAGACTATTATTTACATGAATCTTAGATTATTTGACGCACCGGCGAATACAACTACAGCATCGGGTATGTCTGTAGAAATGAAGACATTTTATGATCGCAATCTGATCGAGAATGCAGAACCGGAACTTGTGCATGATCAGTGGGCACAGACAAGAAACATTCCAAAAAATGGTGGTAAGACCATTGAGTTCCGTAAGTATGATCAGCTGCCGAAAGCAATGACACCATTGACCGAAGGTGTAACCCCGACCGGTAAAGAGATGAACGTTACCAAGATCGAGGCAACGGTAAAGCAGTATGGTGATTTCATTGAGCTGTCAGATTTACTGATCTTAACAGCGATCGATAATAACATTGTTGAAGCAACCACATTAATTGGATCTCAGGCAGGCAGAACCCTGGATACAATTTCGAGAGAAGTACTGGCAGCTGGAACTAATGTGCAGTATGCAGAGGGGCAGGTTACCTCCAGAGCGGCTTTAACTCCTGAAATGAAACTGACAGTTAAGGCTGTTAAAAAGGCAGTTCGATTCCTCAAAAAGCAGAACGCAAAGAAAATTAACGGATATTACTACGGAATCGTACATCCAGACTGCTCCTACGATCTTACAGAAGATGCGCGCTGGATCGATGCGGTTAAGTACAAAAATCCAGAAAGAATTTATAACGGGGAGATTGGAGAGATTGAGGGCGCTAGATTTGTTGAAACCACTGAAGCTAAAATTTGGGCTAAGGCTGGAGCTGCAAAAAGCACATCTGACACTACAAAGATTGATGTGTATGGAACTTTAATCTTTGGTGCAAATGCATATGCGACTACCAAGATTGAAGGTGGTGGTTTAAAGACCATTATTAAACAGCTGGGAAGTGCCGGAACAGGTGATCCGCTGGATCAGAGAGCTACTGTGGGCTGGAAGGCGCTCAAAGTAACTGAAATCTTAACAGAGGCTTATATGATCCGTATTGAGACAGCATCTACATTTAGCGATGGAGAAGCGAACTAAGGAGGTTTAAAAACATGGGAAGAACTGCAAAGGTAGAGGATGCAGTAGTAGAACAGGCTGCGGTAGAGGATGCAGTAGTAAAGCAGGATGCAGAGCCACAGAAAAAGGGAGAGAAGCTGATCAGATTCAAGATCCCGTTGGGAAGTGCAGATAAGGATCGTGCAGATGTTTTTGTTGCAGTAAACGGAAAGTCTTATCTGATTAAGCGTGGAGTACCAACAGAACTTCCGGAATCTGTTGTAGAGGTTCTGGAAAATGCAGAAGCTCAGCGTGAATATGCGATTGAGATTGAAGAAAGCGCAAGATACAAGGAGTAACTGAAAGGGGGCGGAAGATATGATAACTGTACGGGGAAGAGAATTGGTGATCCCGGTAGCAGAAAGACAGATAGGGACACAGTTCGATAACAATTCAGAAACCAGACAGTTTAAGATCAACCGCCTCACTGTAGGCGGTATTGACATATCTAACCTGGATTTTCGTATTGATCTGAGATACGGAAAGGAAACTAAGGATACTGACATACTTGAAAAAGAAATAACAGATGAGCATGTGATATTGACATGGACCGTGAGTGCTGCAAGTGTACAGCAGATAGGCACGGTATGGATCGCTCTTCGTGGATCTGATGATTTTGGAACCATAAAGTGGGCAACGAATCAGGGGTTTTTGTATGTTGGAAAGACTATAAACACGCCAGATGGTGCACAAACGGCGCTTTCTGAACTGGAAAAACTGGAAAAACGGATTGACCAGAAGACTGAATCAATGGATGCTGCGGAAAGCAGCAGGGTGGAAGCAGAAAAGATCCGCCAGGAAAATGAATCAGCCAGGCTGAAAAATGAAGCAGAGTGGCAGAAGCAGGGTGAAGCTGCGGTAGAAGCGGCTAAGACAGCGACCGCAGCGCAGAGTGCAGCCAGTGCCAGTGCAAAGGCAGCATCCGG